AGAGTGAATATTTCCGATAACTTCTCTGGAACGAACGTTGCAGGAAGACTTCCTCCCAACCAATATGCTATATTGAAACATTGTTGTGAAAAAGCTTGATTAATACTAAGAGAAATGTTATTATTATTCATGTCTAGTTGCACCTCGTTTTTGTGTTGTTGCTTTTCATGTTTACATCTCTCGTGGTTATTGTAATTGGTGACCTTGTTTTGTTATTCGTGTCTTGTGTCCCTCTTTCGTTGTTGTTGATTTTAGGTAAGCCTAACACGGCTTCGGTCAGTGTCTTTTTGTATAAACTCGTGCCCCTTGGTATATCTTTGTATGAATTGCTGCTTCGGTGATCGGTGAAATGTGTTTGTCATGAATCTCTCTTGGGGGAGGGTTGGTGATATATAAATTAAAAAGATTTGGATCGGCTTATGCTGGTCCTTCTTTTTCGTCTAACGGAAAAGATAGAGTGACAATATCTTATCAGTATTATTCTAAAACCTCAAATCATATTTATTAAAAGCTTGAACAATCGTACACTACGCCCTTATGTTCAAAGCTATCAACAGCAACACCTTCTTCCTTAAGCAACTTAATAAATCTCGATGCTATAGCAAAAGATATAGTACCACGATTTCTCATGCGGAAGAGTGAAACACGATCACAGCCACTCATCTCACACAGTTTCTTCTCTGTCCAACAGTTCCTAAGTTTGAGCGTATTCATCGCTGCTACTAATTCTTTTTCATTCATAATCACTCCTTTATATAAAACATTACCACAACAAAACCCTTAGATATAATAGCAGTTTATCTTTACAAGTGCAACGATAAGTTGACTTATGTAACACTTTTACTATAATTATAGTAGTAGAAAAGTTAAACATAACCGATGTCGGGGTGAGTCGGGGTGAGTCGGGGTTGAAAATAAATTTATTATTGAGAAAAGCAAAAAAGACTTTTCGTGGGCCAACTTTAAGAGGAGTGAAATGATTCAAAAGATGATCGAAATTATGAGCGAAGGTAATAAGGAACACTACTTCAAGGTTATATGTGAAGATGTGTGTGATTGGGCAAGACACCTTACCGAGATAGCTGAAGAAGTCATAAATAGTGATAAGAAATTAGAACAAAAAAGAATTGAGGAACTTCTCAGATTCTTCGAATCAGACCGTGAATACCTAACGATCAACTTAGAAGTATTCGTAGAATTGGACGAGGAAGATTATTTAGATGATACGCGAGAAGCCCTAGAAAAATGGATCAAGCTAAGACAATTCTGAGTCAAATGTTAATCGACATCAGAAAATAGAGTAAATAATTATAACATATATGTTGCATAGTGTTGACTTATATAACAGATATGCTATAATTATAGTAGTAGAAAAGTTAAACATTATATTGAGAGAGACAATATGGTAAATTACACAAACAAAGGCGCTTGCAATCATTGCAAAACAGCCATCGAAATTCATGAAACAGTTTTTTATGCATGGAATGACACAATTCAAGAGCGTGATTTACATGAAGAATGTAAAAATATCGTAAATGACGAGTTGAGTTCATAGCATGGCAAGAATTATATCATTCTTTATATCACTACTATTCTTGCCATTATTATTTTCAATGGCTATCTTAGCGGTAAGTGCCGTAATCAGTTACCCTGTTTTGCTTGTACCTGCTTTATTCATAATTCATATGCAAGTTCTCAAACTTATAGATGAAAGAAAAAGATATGACTAACGAAGAAATTGGCATATTGAGAAAAGTACTCAATGAAAGATTTGATACTATCTTAGAACTATCAAAACAAGAATTTAATGTATATGAATTGATTGAAACCCCAGAGAATTCAATAGAATCTCTTTGTGACAATCTTATTAAACTAGAAGTACAAGAGATTAATCTAAAAAAGGAGATTCTTGATGCAATCAGAAGAAATCAAAAACCAGCAATGTTCTAAAGAGAAACTTTATGCAGCACTCGCACAAGCTCAAGCCGACTTCAAAAAAGTTGGTAAAGCAAATGAGGGATTTCAACGAAGAAAGTTTGCTGATAAAGACTCATTACTTAATCCTCAATGGCCTGTACTTAAAGCTAATGGACTATCTGTTCATGAGAGAATAGAAGTAAGGGGCGATATCGAAGTTATCAAAGTAGTTCTCATGCATGAGTCTGGACAAGAGATATCAACAGAATGTGTATTGCGTCCTGAAGATAGAAGTTATACAAAATGGGCAGCAGCAGTAACGTTCCAAAGCAGATCTCTATATAGAGGCATCCTTGGAATAGCTATCTGTGAAGATGTCGAAGATGATGACGGGTTTCACCAACAAAAAGCAGCTTATAATAAACCAGTAACAAACGCTGAGTTTATTAGTGAAGACCAATTAGAACAACTAAATCATGAGTTGAAAGATCAGGTTGAACTGGCAAAACAAGTTATGAGAGGTCTAGGTATCGACAAACTTGCTCATATGCCTAGAGAAAAGTTCTTACGATCAATGGACAGAATTAGAGAGTTAAAAACGAAATAAGGTGGTATAGTGGTTATAGTAAGACGTTCTTCTCCTACGAAACTTGACGAAGCTCCTTATAAGTCACGGTGCATTGTTCGAGACAACCATCGAAAAGACTATGAAATTTATATACAAACCAGTAAAGAATCAGACACACCAAAATGGGACCTGATTGGCGTATTCGATGAATACACTGGCCAAACTTATATAGATCAATTAATATCTATGCGTTTAGAACTCTAGGGTTTTAAATGCAAACAAGGCGCCTTCTCTCGGCGCCTTGTTTTTTACTCTTGCGAGACTCTAACTCACATAACCCTATCAATATAGGGACTTTGACTCATTAAGCTAAAGAGCAAATCTATTTAAAACATTCCTGGAGTAGGAGGAACCTGAGCCTGTTGACCAGGAGCTAATGCCTCTTTCTTCTCTGGAATAATACTAATCACACTGTCCGTCGTTAACAATAATCCCGCAATCGATGCAGCATTCTGTAACGCACAACGAGTCACTTTAACAGGATCTATAATACCAGCAATAAGAAGATCACACTCAATACCATTCTTAGCATCATACCCGTATGTATATGGTCTGAGAAGAATGTTTGTTAGTATTCCTGACGGTTCTATTCCAGCATTGCTTACGATGCATCTAAATGGAGCCTCGATTGCTTTTCTTATGATCTGTACACCAAGATGTTCATCACCTTCAAGTTCAAGACCATGCAAAGATTCTTGAGCATGTAGTAATGCACAACCACCACCAATAATAACGCCTTCTTTAACTGCTGCTCGAGTTGCACTTAGCGCATCATCAATACGATCTTTAATCTCACGCATCTCAAGTTCAGTTGCAGCACCAACTTTAATAACAGCAACACCACCAGATAATTTACCAAGACGCTCTTTTAGCATCTCAATATCATAATCTGATTCACTCTTCTCTATCTGAGATTTTATAAGCTGACATCTCGCATCAATATCCTCTTTGTTACCAAGACTACCACTCAAAATAGTATTCTCTTTCGTAACGACAACTTTGCTACACGTACCAAGCATATGTAATTCAAGATGATCAACGTCAACACCAGTTACATCCGAAACCATAGTAGCTCCAGTAAGAATAGCAATGTCTTCAAGCATTGCAGTTCTTCTATCACCAAACGCAGGAGCTTTAATAGCTACAACACGTAAAATACCACGCATCTTATTTACAACCAGAGATGATAATGCTTCAGACTCAACATCCTCAGCAATAACCAACAAGTCTCTATTAGCTCGAGACACTAACTCTAAAGCAGGTAATATATTCTTCATAGTTGTGATCTTCTTATCACACACTAGAATATACGGATCAATAAGAACCGCTTCATTCTTCTCAGAATCAGTCACAAAGTAAGGAGAAAGATAACCGCGATCAAACTGCATACCTTCAACAAGAACCAATTCACTGTCAATTCCTTTTGCCTCTTCGACGGTTATAACACCATCATTGCCAACTTTTTCCATAGCGTCAGCAATCTGACGACCAATCTTTGCGTCAGAATTAGCCGAAATAGTCGCAATCTGCTCTATCTCTTTCTTACTGCTAATCTTCTTAGCCATCGACTGTAAAGACTCAACAATTACTTCAACTGCTTTATCAATCCCACGCTTCAACTCAATAGGATTAGCACCAGAAGTAACAAACTTATTACCTTCAGCGCAAATAGCTTGAGCTAGTACCGTAGCAGTTGTTGTCCCATCACCAGCAACATCAGCTGTCTTTGATGCAACATCACGAATCATCTGAGCACCCATATTCTCAATAGCATCCGGTAACTCAATTTCCTTCGCCACAGAAACACCATCTTTTGTAATAGTCGGTGAACCGTAAGGACGTTGAAAGGTAACATTGCGACCTTTAGGACCAAGTGTCGCCTTAACTGTATTCGATAGTATATCTACACCACGTAATAACTTAGCGCGAGCTTCTTGTCCAAATAATATCTTTTTAGCCATTCTACTCTCCTAAAATACCTAAAACTTCTTCTTCTCTTAATAACAAATACATATCATCAAGTGATATACCACAATGTTTTGTGTAATAGACTGTGTCACCAACTTGTAATTGATCACTCTTTCCAGGGTTTATTACTTTACCAGTCTGACTTTTCTCTTGGGCCTCGTCTGGAATAATAATACCAGAAACAGTCTTATTATCGTTTTTGATAATCTCGACCAGACATTATTATTGATTGGTTTAAACTTAGAATACATCCTAACTCCCTTTAATAGATGTTAATAAAAGCGTCCGCATACGCCTTGTAAAATATACGGACGACAATAGCACTAGTAGAAACATAGTTATTGCATGAAAAGCATAAATAATTCCACCAATAAATCAACGTAAAAAGAAAGCTGGTCCTTCATAGGACCAGCTATCAGACTACCATCCAATATTCTATTTATTTCTTTGGGAAATGAGGTTTTAAGAAAGAAGAACAACTTCGCTTCGTTCCTTCATTAACTTCTTTACTCGGACTAGGAGTTTTAATGCGACAATCTTCAATGTCTTCACCCATAGCAGCGGGGAAATCATATCCTGTAAAGTCGTTAGAATCTTCTTCCTCACCTATACAGACAGGAGATCCAACTGGAGTAATAGGACAATATCCTTTAACTACAATAGCAGCTGAAATTTCTTGTAATTCAACATCTTCTATATCATCGTACTGCTGAATAGTAGGTAAAACAGATATATAAGACCCAGAAAGTAACTCTTCTTGAGATAGTTCAATATCTTTGCTAATTGACGTTGAAATAGCATCACACAGCTTAAATCCAACAAAGAATAGCATAGCTATTGAAAAAAATAGTGATTTATTGTTCATATATGATTCCTACTTCTTACTATCTTGTGGCAATATATCTACTTTGTAACCATCTCTAACTCTTGATACTTTTAATGGTGCATCAGAAGAAATAGAAATATTAGAAGTAGACGCTGTGTAGACTTTACCGTTTTTAACAAGTGGACCATCGATTGACCCAGAGAAATATGATAACAAGATGTGTCTGCAATATGCTTTCTTAGCTTCAGACTCTTCACCAGTCATATTAAAACAATCTTCAACGTTAAAAGACTCTTCATTTTCATTAGTGAATTTTTCCACTGTGACATGAACGAAGTTCTTGGCCCACTGCCAGAAGAGTCTACATTATGAGTAAACTTGAAATCTTTAGGCAACTTTCCATTAGACTCATCAGATGAACTTATGAGAGAAAAAGCACTTAGCAAAACAATACCGTATAACTTCATCATGAAGTATCCCTTTATATAGGTAGAATATAAAATAACAACTAACACTATTATAACATGATTTGATCAATTATCAAACATTTCTACCTGTAACTAAAGGCCCAGTCTACCATTTCGTTCAAAGTGATTTGCGTCTTTTCTTTTAAATCTTATGCCATTGCGATTGGCAGGACTTAATGATTCCCAGTAATCAGCAAAAATCCTATAGTCTTCAGATTTTTCTCAGGTATTTACCTTTCTCATTGAAAACATTTATATCGATAGCGAGTCGCTGACAATGCAAGCTATTGAGAATTCCCTTACCCTGTTTTACATAGATTTCTGCCTGTTCCCGAGTCCTCATTGTCTCACCAAAGGTATATTTATACCCTTTTTCATCCATAAAGAGCAGTAACTTAACAACATCACGTGCAAATAACTGCTGACGTTCTGAAAGTTTCACTATAAGCCCTTCATAGCCTGCAACATATCTTGATAATGTTGAGCTTTTAGTTCTTTTGTTAATGGAGCATTAGCAAACGCATTAACTTTAGACATGGGATTCTCATTTTGTGTAGGAGCAATCGAACTTAAAGGGCGTGGCTTCGTTGAATTCCTCTTAGCAGCTATACGATCCTGAACAAAGAGATCCTCTCTATAGATTCCCATCTGTTTAACCATATCATATGCTAATTTAGCCTGCTTAAACTGGTCTTTATTAGACAGGATAGAATCAGCAAGGTCAGGGTTCATCTCACGTAACTGTGCAAGATTCTCTTGTGTAACAACCTCGTTAAAGTCAGGGAATTTAGCGTGTAACCTTACTTCCATTGTTTCATGAGCACTCTTCTGACTCTGTTTTTCATAACCTTTAACAGTTGATCGCAAGTTCTTAATCTCTTTAACAAGCTCTTTAAAATGCTTTCCCTCAACTAAAGATTCATCATCAAGCCCTAACTGAGCAAACGGATCTTCCTCTTCAACTGGAGCAGCAACTTGGCGGTTTTCCTGTGGTGATTCTTTCTTCAAAGACATAATGTAACTAACCGCTTCTTCACGCTCACGCTCAGCCTTAGCTACTCTTTCTCTAAGCGATCTTATGTTATCTTCTTTAGAGTTATGACTAAACTTAGATGGTTTTTCTTCTGGTGTAGTGTCTTCTTCAGAGCTCTCTTGGCTGTCATCTTCTTGTATAACTTCTTCTTCTTCTGGCTCATCATCATTCATAGGGGTAGCTTGAGTAACCTCTTCAACCTCTTGAACAATGCCATCTTGTTTCATTTTTTCTTCTGCTGTTTTATTCATAGCCTCAATTTGTTGTCTGCTTGCGTTAGGTAATGACATATCTTCTCCTTAATTAATTTATTTCACCATTCAAAACTCTACATCGATTCAAAAGAGTTCCATCCGCATCATCTAATACGAATTTCAATAACGCTTTCTCATCTTCAGGTAGTTCCAGAGCACGTTCCTTTACCATATTATAAGTATCACGGGATGGAAGTACCCAAAGAAACTCTAAACGCTCTTCACTTCTATGATACTTATATACTACATTATCGTAGGTAGGAGTAGGACAAGTTGATCTATGTATAAAATAGTTTCGTATCACATTGTTTAATTTTGGTTCTTTTTTTGTCTCGACTACAATATAAAAGTCGTGATTGTATATCTTCTTTGCTGAATCAACTGCCTTGAAAACATTACTCTCATAATCTTCCAATTGTTCACGCATTTGTTCTTCAGGGCTGTGATCTAGAAAATCTGAACCTTTAACTGCATCCCATGCTTGCTTGCCGACAGTTTCTTTCTTTACCATCTCTTTCCTTTTCTATAACAATAAATAAGCCTGCAGACAAAAAGATTAAGGGATTAAACTTTATTATCTACAGGCTATATAATACGTAATATACATTATATTACTTTTTGCTCTTCTTTAGAACCTTAGCTTGAACTTTTAATCCAAAGACTGAACAAAACGATTCGGATTAAACTGACGGTTAATAAAGCGTGGAGAAAGATTAGCTATTGCATTATCGTCTTCACTTAACATGTGAGAGTCCATCATCTCTTGTTCGCGACGTGGATTTACTTGACGATAAAATGCACATGCCATTTCTTCAACAACATCTATCTTAACACGGGACTTATTGGACTTCTGCTTCTTCACTCGTGGATAACGATTTGCCATAATATTCCTTATTATTTTACCCGAGTATTCTCTTGAGAAGCAATCTGCTCATCAATAAGTTTCTGAGCTTTCGACTTCTTTGCCTTTATATTAGGTGGAGTTCCTAATATTTTAAAAGCGATCTTAGAAGCTTTGCTTTTCACTCGTGGAAACGCTGGCATAATATTCCTAACTAGACTTTTCTAGGATTAGCGCCTTTACGACCCTTATTTTTATCTTCACTCATCTGACGTTCAACACCAGACATTTTATCATCAATGCTTTCAGTCATCATGCTGTAATCAACATCAGAGTAAGCTCTGTAGATCACTTCTTGAGGCATGTTTGCAACTTGGCTTTTATCTTCTGAAATCATACCGCCGTTAATACTTTTTTTTAGCTGCCATGATATGGCCTTTCTTTAGAAACTGCGGAATATCCGCAAGGGTTTTTACCTCTAACTGTCTGCACCATATTACTTCGCACTTAGACCTGATGCAATACTATTATTATTTACTTGCTGCTGTTGTCCAGGTTGATTTTCTATTGGTTGCTGAGAAACCTCATTAACTTTAGATTCAGCTATATTAGACTCTTGTGATCTTAATGCATTAACCATGTCGAAGTAACGTTCCATATGCTTAATATCGATATCTTCAAGCTCTTTTACTGCTTTAATTTTATCAAGTGTAGCGCTCTGATCTTCAGAATTTGCTTTATGTATGCGCTCCACAGCACTTGCTTCATTTTCAGCAACACGTGATGTTCTTTCTGCATATAGACCAATATCTGCTTGGCTTCTTGCATGAGCCAACTCAATCTGAGACTGCTGTAACTGCATAGCCATTTCAGCTTGTTGTTGTTGTTGTTGTGCTGCAGCTTCTTCTGATTTCTGTAAGTTCTTAATAATGCGATCTTTATTCTGAAGCGTTGCTGCTTCCAATAGATCTTCAGGTGAAATAGGCAGTCCCAACTCTTTTAATTGAAGCATCTGAGCAAATTGCATCTGACGCTGTGTTGCTGTATTCAAACCATCTTGAACATCAGCATGATATTTACCGAAAGCTTTGTTGTGAAATTGATCAGTAGGCTCTTCTCCTTCGAGAATCTTCTTAATCTTTCCAGGGGTAAAATTAGCTTGGATTATATCAATCATAATCTTACCAAGATTTTTCTGGGCTCTGTCCAACTGGTCAAAAAGACCCTGAAGTGTTGTAAGACCAGCTCCTTGACGGAGCATAGAAAGAACACCGGCTTTATCATCCAACGCTGATCCCAATAATTCTTCATTAACACCAGAAATTAATGGCATTTCTTTTGCAAGGAGTTCAGATAACTGGATTGTTGTTGGAGGTATAACAGGAGATTGGATCTGTTGAACATCCGTCATAGCTGCTTCTTCCTTGAGAGCAAGGCCACGACCTTGTCCAGTCAGGAAGACATCTTTTGGATTAACTAAAGCATTCTCTTTATAAACCCATCCAGTATTAATCGTACTTTCTAATATATCCAATTCGATAATACGGCGACGATTGTACAAATATTGAGCATCCCTGAGACCACGTACAACACCCTGAATTCGCCATTGGAAATCCGACATCTGTGGATTATAATAAGCAAACACAGGGACAAAATTATATTTATCAATGCCCAATGGATTAGGTCCATCATAAAGTACCTTCCCTTGCACAACAATAGCAAGTCTTACTGTTGGAACTTCTTGTTCAATAATAGTTACCTGCGGATACCTAGCTAAATACAAATCAAGACGCTCTTGATCTTCAGATTTCCATTCCATACTCTCACCAGTCTCAGTGTCGACAAGCATCTTTTGTGTACGATAATCTCTATAGTAGAATTCATCGTATGTTAGAAGGTTGTTCGTTCCACGAGACTCAGGCATATGCTGGAATTTACCGTCTTGGCCAGATCCAGAATCTGAACTTGATAATCCAAGTATATCTTCAGACTTATCTGGCATTAATGATATACACTCTCTTTTAGTAAGAAAGCTCCGTTTCCATATACCATTGCAATCGGAAAGATCAGCTTTTTTAAAGAACGGATCTATGATAAATGAATTGTAACTACAGTTATCGACTTTGATATTACCAGAGATTGGGTCAGACCGAAAGTCTAACCACACTTGTAAAAGATTCATACCAGTTACAAGTGCACCATGAAAGGATTCAGAGATAGTTTCTAAAATACTTTCTTGGTTTACACACCACATGAGAACTTTAGTAAACTGATCAGATGTCTCATTGTCAGCGTTCTCGATGGGAACAGCTATAATAGACTTACGGGATCTACGCTGATGACCACTGATCATATTTATAATAGGACGGATGCGATTGAAATTTAAATTTGACGCTTTTCTATGAGAAGGAAGATTTCCATATAGATCGTTCCATAAATTTCCATCTCCAACTTCGAACTTTGTATCAGTATCTGCCTCACTCCAAAAGCCTGATTCATGCTAATCGAGTTAGCATAAAATGTTTCCATTTTTGAAAGTACTGTTTTATGAGAGTCATCAAGATAAGTGGAACCTCTATCAGGAAATAACATACTCAACTCCTTTTAATTGGCAATTTTTATATTTTATATACTCAAGATAGAAAACAATTGCACAACATACCATTAATACTACTTACTCTCAGGTGATAATGGAGTTAAATCAATATCAACCCCAGTCCCATATTCGATGAGTTTTTCAGTTGTTTCCTCAAAGATATTATCATCCTGATAAGATGGTATAAAAATTTAACTGCGAAGACTACAACCATGCTTACTATTACAATAAGACTTTTCATCCAATCTAACATGATTAATCCTTACTTTCTTTACTATCTCTAGTATGTGAATGTATCTCTATTTTTATATCTATCTCTGTGTCAACATCACCATTATTTTTATTGAGTTGGCTGTCGATCATTTCTTCTAACGTTGGATGATGATGCCTTTGTTCGTTAACATCACTTACTACTTCTTGATGATTAACATCTCTCTGCTCTTGGGTTTCTCTATCACGTTGTTGTTGTGAATATTCATATACATGAGAAACTCCTGTACAACAAGCACCTATCA